CATTGAGCTACTGATACCTTCAGACCCCATCAGCTTTAGATAATCATAAACTACAAGACAGTCATTAGTAACACCCGACTCGTCAAAGCCAACGTGCTGATAAATCCACTTCCTCATCAACGCTAATATGTTTTCAAAAGACTGACCAGCTATACTTATATAGTGATACGGTATTTCTTTGAGTTCTTGCGCGGCTTTTTCAACCTTTTCTTTTTCTAGCGGGTTTTCTGTAAACTTACCAGTAGAAATCTTATTAATATCTACACCACTAAGATTTGCAAGCATTCTGTTAAGATGGTCTTCCTTGCTCATCTCTGTATCTAGCATCAACACAGGAATGCCCAGCCTAGAAACATTCATCGCTACAGCGTCTCCAAACATGGACTTACCCACCTTGGGACGTGCGGCGACGAGATCAACACACTTTCTTCTTAATCCACCGCCAATCGCTGCATCATACCTAGGAAACCCTGTTGGTATTCCTACGTTTTCAGATACGTTTTCAGAAAGGTATTCAATATAATCATCAATATCTTCACCAATAATTTCAGTCTTCTTATTAGATGATTGATATATATCGGCAGTAGCGTCTAATATAGGCGCTTCTACTTTGGATATAAGATCCATTATATCTTCATCGCCATTAGTAGCGTCTAGCTCTTTTTCGCAAGCCTTGAGTGTTTTCTTTAAATCTCTTGCTAATTTAAGTTTTGCTATCTTTACAGCGTGAGACTTTGCATTTTCTTTATGTATAGGAAAATTAAACAAAGACCTTATAAACGACATCTCTTCTTTGTTGTTTATAGATTCACTTACCCCAAGACTGTTTGCGGCAGAAAGTATAGATGCCAATTCTACCTTAGAGTTTTCTGAAACAGACTTATATATACAGTGATATAAAAGCTGATTCATGTCACTTGTAAAATGATCAGCGTCTACAAAGTCTATTTCTAGATAGCAATCTAATCCATATTGACAAAGAGCCGCAAGTACGGCTCTTTCCGACGCTAGATCTTCTAACTTTTTCTTTGTCATCTAGACCTTGACCCCAAGCATTTGTCACAGATGAAGTTTTCTCTTTTATGAGTAGGGTGAACCTGCACCACGGAAGAGCATCCTGAACATGTTTGTGGTATTTTTTTTACTGGTTGTCTTTTTCTTTCTGTGGGGGTTACTTCTGGGGTTTTGTTTAAAGAGTCTTTATGCTCCGTTCCATCATCGCTAAATAAGTTAACCCTTTTCTTAACTTCCACCTGTGTAGAGTTTGGACCTTCCTTATCGTTTGTCATTGTAAAATCATCCACATCCACTGCCGTACTTTTAGGTGGCTTGGACTGTTCTTTTAAAATAACCTGCTTTCCCTTTTGCTGATACGCCGTGTTATCGAGAGGTAAATCTGGATCTTGGAGCTTGCTCATTAATTCAGCTTTTTGCTCCGGTGTCATTATACTTAACAATGTTTTTATAATCTCTTCGCTCATTATTTTCTCCTAGCCATATTTGCTAATATTTCTGCCATCTTAATAACTCTACTGTTTTTACCCTCTAGTGTTCTAACTCTAGCCTCTGCATGGTTTTTAATCTTTAGTATCTCGGATGCAAGAGGGTTTTCTTTTATTGCAGAGTAATACTTTTCTTGCCATTTTGAATATTGACCCCCGTATTGATTCATTACGCTACCTATTATAAACCAAATAGAAGACTCTGCCCACTCTAAAGTGTTTTTTTCTCTAGTCTTTTCTGTTTCAACATACTCTGCGTAAGCATAAAGCTTAAAAGAATATATGTTACATACTTCTGCGCTCCAAGATTTCATCGTCTCAGAACTAGCGTTTAGGGCGATAGAAGCTTCTTCTGGAGGGTCTACTGTAGCTAAATACTTAGAGCTTTTCCAATCTTCAATCGCTTGTAGAAACTCATTCAATCTTGTTTCGCCACTCATCTATGTCCTCGTTGTAGTTTAACTGAACTAACCGTATTTCATTTAATTTACACCAGTCTGCTTTATTTCTGTCCCTTGCCTGCGATTTAAAAAATGACAACTTGTCTTTAAAATGAAAAGCATTAAAACGAAAGTGCTGCTCGCCGTGAACTTCTACAACCAAATTTCTATTAGGTATATAGAAGTCAGCACGTAGGTTTTTATTTCTTATGGTTTTTGTCCCCGGAAGACTAACCTCTTCTAGTATTCTATCATACGGATAGCAAGAGTCAAGCAGACCCTTCGCCTTTTGGTGGAGTTTAGATCTCTTTCCACCTCCAGACTTAGGGTTCCATTTGTACTCTCGGCTGTCTAAGCCTATTACTTTCAAGCCAAGACCTCTTTTATCATCGACTCTAGAGACTTTACTAGTTTAGGGTTTCTGTTTAAAAAGCTATAAACCTTGTCTTGACCCTGAAACTTAAAAGCTTTAGTAAGTTTTTCAGCATCTTCTACATCAACATCTGGATCAACCTCTTTAGCAAGTTCTTTATTTGTTTCTAAGAATGGGCAAGAGAACCAAGCTCCAGACCTGTCAATAAAACCCAAGTCTAGCGACAACTGAAGAACCTCTTGGGTTGAGTCGATACCATGACCATATCTAATATAGCTTTGCACCTGTCCTCCCGGCGGTCCCATCGAAGAACAAATAATTTTCCAGTTTACTACTTGACCAATTCTATTCTTGCTAGCATCTTCCCAAGGTTTTACTGCGGAGATTTTTTCACCACCACCCGCAATTTCCATTCTAGTATCTGCTTGATATTGAATTTTGTTACCGCCATCAGAAAGTTTTGCCTTACCAAACCCCCCTGTGTTTGCGATATAGTGAGTTATGGCAATAACAAGTCCTCGTTGCCTTGGTAGAAGTTGTCCAATCTTTTTTGTAAAGATGGACAAAATCTTTGGTAGCCCCGCCCGCCCCGGACTAAAGTCTCCATCTAATTCTTTAGCGGGAATCAAAGAAGATATAGAATCAATTATCAGAATCGCTCCCTGATAGTCTGGATGGCTCATCATTTTGTAGGCCATTTCTAAGAACTCTTCTGCCGGTAAAGGTTTATCTTCTGGTGCAATAACCTCTATTTTCTCAGGGTCGAAATCGTTTACCTGAAAATTCATATCTTTAAGACGACCTTCCGCATCTAGATAGATGACTGGTCTACCCTCCTTTTGACAGTTGGTAGCGATCTGCATAGCGGTTGTTGTTTTACCACTTTTAGGATCGCCTGTAAGAGTAACCCAACAGCCCTCTCTAACCCCACCGCCTAGCGCTATATCAATAGCGGGACTGATAGAAATTACTTTGTAGTCGCTCTTTTCTTTAAGCACCTCTGTGCCTGTTTTGATTATGTTTCCGTATTCTTTTATTTGACTTTTCAAATATTCAGGAGTTTTCTTTTTTGCCATCGGTATCCCTAAGTTTTGACATTAATGTTTTCTTTTTCTTCTTTGTTCTTGGCTTGTACTCTACATCTTCTGATATTTCTATAACCTTTTTTGGTTTCTCTGCTTCTATTTTAACCTCTTCGGATCGTTTTGCAACGCCCGCTTCTACAAACTTAGTGATTAAAACAAACTTTTTAGAACTGTGCAAAAAGCCCAAGGAGTAAACGTTTCTACCACTTGGGCCATTTAAATAAGATACTAGAGATTTGTCTCCGTATTTTTTAATTAGTTTAGACGCTAACCTGATTTGGGTTTCATATTCTTCTTTTTGTGACTTATTCCAAAACTTAAACTCAAGACTCCCCTTGTTGTCTCGCTCTCTTTTTCTGATGCAGACTAATTCAGCACAGTATTGCGCTGCGTTACAGGGCTGCCTTGTTGATATGCTTCTGTACTTCTGGATGTTTGATTTTTTCTGATTCATTTTTAAATATCATATACTTAATATTATCTTCTGTTACAGACCTAACAGATCTATACTTTTCAAATTCATTGTAGGGCCAGCTATATTTCGCGACATCCACACCTGAGCAGTCGTCTTTTAACAGACAAACAGTTAATGTCTGAAATGACGTAGAATGACTACCATCCATAGCTTGATCCTTTGCTATTCCTCGCATTACAGACACACCATCTAACCCTTGTTCATTTTCAAAGAAAACCTTTGCAGGAGCGCCAAACATATGAAGCTCTATTTTTACAGGAAACACATTGTTATCTGCGCAGTGATCAGTTAGCCTGCTCCACGGATTTTGCATTTCTGGTCTTTCGTAATCTCCATAAACTCTATCGCCACTAGATAGCGTAGTAATCCAACTAATCATCAACTGTTCCATTGTTAATGATCTCATAT